ACGTTATCTGAAGTCAATTGCCGTGGATTGGGAGTACTGTTGGGTGCAAGACACTGACTTGTTTATGGAATCTGGGTTGTCAGATACGCAGATGAAGTCGTATGTTGGAGACGGTGAAGGGTGGAAGGTGCTGCCGTGATTGACGGAATCAAGTACATTGGTGACGGCGAGTTCTCTGTCAGCTTGGAAAGGCTAGTAAGCCTTCTAGAGGCTCAGATTATTGCACTGCGCACCCGGGGTGATGCTACCGGTGATGCCCTGGATAGGGCGTTCAATGCACACAATGTAGCTTCTTACACTGTTGCTGAGAGCATTGTCGCTGACCTCATTGATGGTGCAAGCAACGAGTGATTTACTTCACACCCAGCTAGTGTTGCATGTCTTCTTGTTGCTGTGCTAAGCTGGTCATTACCAGTTGATGGATCTTTGATCCGATAAAACCCCTGTGCTTGGCTTGAGGCATAGGGGTTTTATTTTGCCCTCACAATGATGTGGTACACGTCACGCTGTTACTTGTTGACAGGCGACGGTAGAGAGCATTAGTATAAATACATCAGCCACGAAGAAAGGAGAAAATCATGGATAAGGGTGAGCTTGCAATTATTAATGAGCTTAGCGCTCTTGCACATATGCGGTGGAGGAAGAGCTGCGAGCAGCAATATCCAGATGAGCCGCCTAGACCTGATTTGGGTTGGCATAAGATGGTGACTCTTATTGATACTCTGGTCGCCTTAAAGGAAAGTGAAGGGGCTATGTAATGGCGACATTTGGACATTCTCTGCTCCAAGAGATTTTTGACATTGCGTCTAGCGAGTATAAATACAACCCTTCTAACATGAGTTGGTTTAAGGTAGCTGGCTATGCTGAAGCACTACTTTCGATGGAGGCGGACTAATGCTAATCGTGAGCGAAATCTACGACCTTCTTTACGAAGCCTGCGACAACGCACAGGCAGACAACACACCTGTCATTGATGTTCCAGTCCTCGGGTCCGTCGATCTTAGGGATGTCAGGAAGCTGAAGTGGAACGGCATCACCTTTAAGAAGGGTAGTAAGCTCTGGCGTGTGTTCGACAGTGTTGTGCTGATTGGCCTGTACAGTTACGAGCTTGCGTATCTTATCAACAATAGCAACAAGCAAGCAATTATTCTTGAAATGAAAGGAGAAGAATAATGCGTGCAAGAACAACTAAGGACTGCTATTGCTATACCTGTAATAGGGAGTTTAACTATCTTGGTATTGCGAGCCATAGGGCTTCACATCGACGTAAGCGAGAAGATTGTGTCATCGAGTTTACATACGGAAACATTGGTAGTTGGAAATACTCTGAACTAGAAGAAGGAGAATGATAATGAGCAACAACGAAGAGTTCATGAAGCTCTATGACCAGACGCGAGAGAACCACGTTAAGCTGCACTCATGGGATATCCAAGGTCTTAGCGTGTGGTTTGTTGAAGGCCTTGGGCAGCGACAGAAGGGAGTGATTGCGGACTGCCGCGATTTTGGAGCTATTACTGTGAGGGGTTCTGTGATCATTACTCATGATCATGGTGTCTGGATGAAGGTTAATAGCCAGTACTGGTATAACCCTATTACAGGCCAAGATTCCCTGATGCATGATCTTGATATTCTCCGGCTCCTCCTTACTGAAAGCGAGGGCGGTCATATTGCTACGGTTATTGACCCAGGAGCGGCTGTCGATGAGTAAGAGTGGGTTTACTGAACTCTACGGTCAGATACGAGAAAGCTACACCAAGCTACTAGATCTACCGATTGAAAACCTTAAGGTTTGGTGTGTTGATCGAGAAGGCTACGGGAGTGTTAAATCTGTAACCACTTGTAGGGATTTTGGTGGCATTACAGAGGTGGGTAGTGTTATCGTAATTCCTGACCGTGCTGCGTATCTAAAGATACGTGGGCACTACTGGGTTCGTACAACATTGGGTGTCAGTGGTACTTTGTTCCATGACTCGGATATCATCAGTTCTCTTCTGAACAATGATGATGTCGTAGCAACACTCATTAACTCTGAGTAGTGGCACACATCACGCGGTATAGAGTTGACAGCTCAGAAAGAGTGATCCTATACTGAACACATCACAACTGAATAGCCTCTCAAAACCCTACAAGCAAGGGACGGTGAACATTGGGAGGCGCAACCCCTTGTGGCGGAACAGGCAGACGCGCTCGACTCAAAATCGAGTTCCGAAAGGAGTGTGAGTTCGACTCTCACCGAGGGGACCACCAAGCGGCTGGACAATGCTGGATGATTAGGCCTTGTCGCCTGCCTCTCTGATCAAGAGGATGGACCAGCCGTCGTGATCGGGGATCACGTGCGGGGTAGCACCCTAGGGACGACGCTTTTTTAGTGTGTGTTTCTGTCGTCCGAATAGCATCCCCGGGGCGGAATGTGGCGCAGTAGGTAGCGCACCTGGTTTGGGACCAGGGGGTCGTGAGTTCGAGTCTCACCATTCCGACGGGCAGTATTGCCTGTAGTTACACAAGTGTAACTACCTAGCTGCTGGGCGTCCTCCGGGACTGCCCAGCCTTTATCCCAGATAGTGTAATGGCAGCACGGCAGGTTTTGGCCCTGTCGGACTAGGTTCGAGTCCTAGCCTGGGAGCACCTGCTGGTGGGGTTTGCTTGATAGCACAAAATGTCTCGACCAAGACATCCTCGCCGGACGGTTGGGTCGCCCTGGTCAGGCGGCAAGCTGCTTAGTTTAACTGGTCAAGAACGGGGTGTAGTCGCCAAGGAACAGGTTCGAGTCCTGTAGCAGCACGACATTAACCATCTCGAAAGGAGAAACAAAATGAAACTGCGTCTTACGGACTTTGATTCCAATACCTACATGGACACGGATGGTTCATGTGATATGTGTATGTACACAGGTATGCTTGATCATCCTGTGTATACCTTTACTTCCAGTTACGGCGAAAGCTACACTATTGAGGGCTGGTGGTCTGACTGGGGGCACCTCACGACTATCGACATCAACCTTCCCGTATTCACAACTTGGTTGCATGACGCTGAGTTCAAGGAGCCGACAGAGCTTATTGAAGAAGACGAGGATTATGCTCGTCTTCCGGGTGACCGCTTTTGGGAGGAGTTTCTGACGGCTGTTCTTAAGGATGCCCAGTATTGCAGTACGGCGGAAGGACTGAATTCGAGTCTTGGTTGGGCACTGAAAGGAAAAACCAATGCTGACTGACGAACAGTTTGACGAACTTGCCGATAAGCTACTGAAGAAGATCGCACCTAAGCTGGGTGTCGAACTTGAAGAAGAGCAGCCTAAGTCTGCCACTGTAGTTCGGGACAAGGACGGCGAAGAATACGATCTCGAACAGTGCGCTATCGGGCCTTGCGTCGTCACAACTGAAGGTACTTACTACTCATTTACCGAGGATGGTATCTGTGGTTTCGATGATTACAGGGAATACTGGGTGAGCACTTGGGGCGAGAAGTTCAGCACAGTGGAACTCGCGAGTATCCTTACGGAACTGGGTGGAGACTTCGATGTCATCCAGGACTGATACACTGTCCTCATAACAACAACGACAACCAAGGAGGAACAATGAGCATTGTCGATCTCGCAGTCAAGCTGGGCAAGGCTTTCGAGGGCGCTTACTCGTCTCTCATCAAGAATGACGAGATGAAGACCACCATCACCCAGGAGGACCGTACAGGTGTCTACACGATCACCACACAGGACCCTGAGCTGATTGCCTTGCTCGACCAGGGCATTGTCGAGAAGGCTCCTGTGACGATGGTTACCCCGATGACCTATGGTGTCGTCTCGCCTGGTGTCTACACCATCCTAGGTCATAAGATGGAAGAGATTTTGGAGCATCGCCCAATGGATTATCTCTGATTGTCGGCCTGAGACAGCGCGCCTCTGATCTCAGGAATAGGTAACTGAAGGGTTCGTCCTTTCGGGTACCGGCCTTCCATGAGGGCTCAGACTCATCCCCCTATCGACTAACCCTCGGTAGGGGGATGATATTATTTACTCATGGCTAAGCAGATTTTCTTCGATGATTTCACTGGTGGCTCGCTTAATACCTCTAAGTGGTCGCCTGTTTGGGGTAAGTTCGACCCTGAAAAGGGTACCCAGATGCGCTTCTCAGATAAGAATATCTCTGTGAGTGGTGGCTACCTGTACCTAAATGGTACAGTAGCCACAGGCACCGATGCTGAGAAAGCGCCATTCTTGTCTGGTATGGTGAGCACACGTAAGCCCGATAAGGGTGAGATTCTTTTTCAAGCTAAGGGTCAATTCATCGTATCTGTACAGGCCAAGTTGCCGAGTGCACCATCTTCGTGGCCTGGTATCTGGATGACTGGAACTAAGGGAGACTGGCCTGCTTGTGGCGAGATTGATGTTCTTGAGGCTAAGGGTTGGCAGCCAAAAGACTACCAGGTTAATACACACACTCCGCGTGCTGGTGCGCCTACTAAGAGTCAGCAAAATCAGAAGACGTATGTTGAGAGTATTAAAAATACCAATTTCGCTGCCAATGTCTACAATGGTCAAACAGATTTTAATATCTATAGTGTAGTAAAGCTTAACGACAGGGTTGATTTCTACTGGGAGGATCAACTTATCCACACAGTTAAGTATTCGGAGATGGATGACCCAACACCATTTACTGACCCTGAGAACGGGTGGATTATCCGGCTGTCGCACATTATTGGTGGTTCGTTCCTTGAGTATGAAGGCAATCGAGAATACGTTGATGCGACGAAGCACAAGGATAAGTACCCTTCCCGGATGACTGTTGGCGGTGTTGTAGTCATTAGTCTTGATGAACAGGGCGAGCTAGGAAACCTTTATTCATCGACTCGTGGAATACTCGCTGAGTATACGAAGCCCCAGCCCCAGCCCCAGCCTGTAGTTCCTGATCCGGAACCTCCTGTTGAGGTGCCACCTACACCTTCTCCGCAACCACCGACACCTGAGCCGCCTGTCGTGGTGACTCCAAGCCCTGTGCCCACCCCTGAACCAGCACCCAAGCCGAGGGCGAAGAACGATTGGGTTCGAGAAGAGGACTGCCTGGTCTTCATCATGTTGTGAGTAGAGTCACACGATTATCCGTTGTGTTTGTTCGGCCTGTCAACTATGCTTCATGTTGTCAGGCCGAACAACTACGAAAGGACAACTAACAATGAAGAAGTTTCTTGCGACGACTGGTGTCGTACTACTGATGATTACCCCGGCTGCTGCTACTGCCAATGCTGCTGACAACCCCGAGATCAAGGCCGAGGTCACCAAGGCAACGTCCTCTTCTCGACAGACCTCCTCGGAGGTCAACGTCGGCGGTACCTGGACCGTGGAAAAGCTGGCTGTCGGACAGTCTTTCACGGTCGCGTCTAAGGATGGGGGCTTCAAGTGGGCCGCATCATTCCCCTTCACCTTGGACGACGGCACCACGATTGGTGAGTGCAACGCTGATCAGGCAACGCTGACCTGTAAGGTGACCGAGGTCCCCGCAGCATACGCCGACAAGACCAATGTCAAGGGCACCTGGTGGGCACGTGCTCGCCTTCAGAACGCCGCTGTCGGCACTAACGAGGGTACGATCACCCTCAACGGCGAGGTTGTGAAGACACTCATCTGGGGCGACGCTGAGGGCACCGGCGAGTGCACGAATGATTGTGATGGCCCGGCTCACTTTGAGTACGCCGAGCCGACCAATATTAAGTTTGGATGGTCTAACGACAACGGCACCGTGGGTTGGGGCATCAAGTGGATTGCAACGCCTGGCACTGAGTACACTGTGAAGGACTTCGACACGAAGCTCGGAACGACTGTCCGCTGTGCGAAGGCTGCCACGTGGGACCCGGCCACAACTGAGATCATCACCGCCACCCAGGTGGATGATAACACGATTCGCTTTACAGCCCCCGAGGGTGCCAAGGTGTGCATCACCTACCCGCCTGAGCAGATGAAGGTGCCTGAGGGGCAGAACTCAGTTACCAACCACGCTGAGGTGAATGGCCTCAAGCTGGAAGCTACTGCGACCGTCCGCTCTAATGGAGGCACGGATGGTGACGGTTCTGTGAAGCCCACCCCTGCGCCGGAACCTACGCCGTCTGAGGACCCGAAGCCGACTCCTGCCCCCACGCCTGAGCCTGAGCCTTCTAAGCCATCCGAGCCGACGCCGACCCCTGCGCCTTCGGATGAGCCGACGCCCACGCCGACCAAGACCCCTTGCACGATTCACCCTGACCGAGACAAGGACCGCGTGCCTTGCAAGATTGAGCCTATCCCTGCACCGACTAGGGCTACGCCTGCACCGGCCCCAGCGCCTAAGCCTGCACCAACGATTGAGGCCCCGAAGTCCAAGCTGGCCAAGACGGGTGCCGCGTCTGAGGCCGCTGTGATCGGGATTCTGTCGCTGCTGTTCGGCGCAGCCACCGTGACCGTGGCCTGGTGCGTTGGCCGATACAGCAAGACTCGCTGACACATAAGTAGAGGGCCAGTGCTGGTTAGTGCTGGCCCTCTATCTTGCCTTGATAACACAAAGGAGAAAATGATGCGACCACAACGACAGCACCACAACGATGCTGGTTTTGACCTGTCCACGAAGATGCCTGTCATCATCTACCCGGGTGAGGTCATCTATGTTCCAACTGGGTTCTGCCCAGATAAGCATGACATCCCTGACGGGTCTGTCGGCCTCGTCTTTGCACGCTCGTCACTGAGCAAGAAAGGTCTTCTGCTCGCTAATGGTGTCGGTGTCATCGACGCTGGCTACGAAGGCGAAGTTCTTGTTCCACTGTGGAACATGAGCAAGGACACACCTGTCGTGCTGGAAGAGCATGAGCGTATCGCTCAGATTGTTATTGTCAAGCTAGAGGGCATGTCGGCTCTCTACGCACAGCCACCCGTCCAAGCCGGTGAGCGTGGTAAGGGCGGCTTTGGTTCCACTGGAAAGGCCAATTGAGAATGATTACCGTCTACTCCAAGCCCAACTGCCCACAGTGTACTGCAACGTACCGCAAGCTAAAGAGCCTCGGTTTGCCCCACGATAGTATTGACGTGACGGAAGATGCTGAAGCACTGGCATTTATCCGCGCACTGGGTTACCAACAGGCACCTGTCGTTGTCGTGCGTGAAGGCGAAGAAGTTAAGAAGCACTGGTCCGGCTTCCGACCGGACCTCTTGAAGAAGGAGACACAAAATGACTAAGATTACAGACCCTATTAAGCTCGAAGAGGCACGCGCCCGTATGGCTAAGGCTCGTGCGTCTCGCACTCCTGAGTACCCCCAGGATATTGAAACCCGTGTCGATCTCGTTCGACAGCTCGTGATTAAGCAGTTCAAGGATGCGGGCCTGTCGATCACTAACGACGGTCAACTGCTTGGTGGTCCTTCTGCGCAGTATTACCGCTCTAAGTTGGTGAATGGCAATCTAACACTCAAGGACATGATTCTGCTGGGCGACTACATGCCGATTGACTGGACTCTTATCTTCAAGTCTATTCGACAGCCGAAGGACGTTCTGCGACCTATGGACACTGAAGCGGCGACTATCAACATGGAGTTCAGCGAGCCGGGAGACAACCCGTTTGCCGACTACTTTACTGATGTGGATGGTGTGTGATGGAACCTTCGTTGCGTGATTTTGCTGCAAGCCTCACGGACATCCCTAAGTTCGGTTCGACAAAGCTCGTCCGTTTCTTGCGGCGTGAAGGGTTCTTGAAGAAGGGCCGTTATGTTAGCGAACCGACTGAAAAGGGCAAGGGATTGCTCGATGTGCGCCGTGTCTACACTGATGAGGGTAACTCATATCGGCAGGTGTTCGTCACTGAAGAGGGCGCCCGGGTGTTCACTGATATGATTAAGGCTGAGTACGAGGACTTCGGTCCTTGGGAGATCAGGAGCAATTGGAGGGACAATGATTAGTTGGACTGACCTTACTGCCGACTACAACCTGTGGATTGACAATTTCGATGCGGGGCGCGGTGGTAACGCTCTTGACCGCATCGTCATCCACCACAATGCTGGCAAGGCTATGTCACATCAGGGTGTGTACGGTGCTTTCAGTAACAATCACACGTCCGCACACTACAACGTGGACATCGACGGCTCGATTGCTCAGTTCGTTCACGACTGGGATACTGCTTGGCACTGCCCCGGCGTGAACAAGCTGAGTATCGGCATCGAGCACGCGAACTGCTCCGGTGCCGAGGGCGGCTGGGATGTCAGTGAGACCACCATTGACGCGGGTGCGCACCTGACTGCGGCCCTGTGTCGTGCGTATGGTCTGGGTCGCCCTGAGTGGCGCGTCAACGTCTTCCCCCACAGCGACTTCTACAGCACGATGTGCCCTGCCTCCTTGCGTGACACGTATGCAAACGAGTACATCGAAAAGGCACAGCAGTACTACGACAACCTTGACGCAGACCTGTCCGACAAGGAAGGCTGGGTGTCGCAGGATGGTGGCTGGTGGTACCGCACTGAAGACGGTGGATACGAGACTGGCTGGTTCCCCGTGGGCGACAAGTGGTTCTATGCTAACGAGAAGGGCTGGTTGCAGTTCGGTTGGCAGCACGTCGATGGTTATTGGTATTTCCTGCATGATGTCCACGATGGGCGTTACGGTGAGATGGAGACTGGCTGGGTGAAGGTTGGTGAGCATTGGTTCCTCTTGAACGACAAGGGGCAGATGCAGACCGGCTGGCAGCTCGTCAAGGGCAAGTGGTACTACCTTGAAGCTAACGGCCAGATGCGTATCGGCTGGCTGTCGTACAACGGCAACGACTACTTCCTCACTGAGACGGGCGCTATGGCTGTCGGCCTGTGCCAGACGCGCCTTGATGGTGCTTGCTCGATTTTCGGTGAGGACGGCAAGCTGCTTGTTGGTAAGCTCGTTGTCGAACAGGACGCTGACGGTATCGTGAAGCTGGTAGAATCTAAGTAACTTCTACTAAGGAGGAACTTGGACATGGAGAAGGATGTTCTCACTACTGACCGCACCAAGTGGACCGCACTGACACCTGAGCGGCGTAAGGCGATTTACGGTGTTGTTGCGGCCTTGCTGGCTGTCGGTATTGCTTACGGTGTTGTCGCGCCTGAGCAGTCGGCTCAGTGGCTTGATGTGCTGGATAAGGTCTTGGGCTTGCTTGCCCTGGTTCTTGCAGCTGTTCACACGGGGGGTGTCTATACGGCCCCGTCGTATGGCACTCCTGACGCTGAGTGACACAATTACAGAAAACCCCCTTGCTGGTGTCAGTGAGGGGGTTTTCGCTATAATGGCCTCATGAAGAAGTTGCTGAGGTCTATGAGCGAGCCAAGGTCTGTAACTGCCGTGATGGTAGTTATCTACACGGCTATTGCTATTACAGGTATTGGGTTCTTGACGAGTGCTGCGGTGCTGCCATGGGTTGTTGTCCTTGCGGGTGTTCTCATGCTCGTCTCAGGTGTTTTGGGTGCGCCGTCCGCATGGCTTGGCTCCTGGTGGTTGGAAGGCCCAGCGGCTTTGACATCCGTTGTTGGCATCATGCTTGTGTCGATTAACGAACTAGTGCTGACCACGGCACATGTTCGCTGGCCGCTCCATGTTATTATTTTGTCAGTAATTATTGCTTTGTTCTTCCTGGGGCGTGCTCTGCGTGTGTGGCCGTATTCGTATCGCCCTGGAGTTCTGCCGAAGAGCAAGCTAGAGAAGGCCGAGGAACGGTACAATAAGGCAAGACAGGAATACTTGTCAACCGTTAGTGAGTAACAAGGAGTTAGCGTATGAACACGGCATTGGTGGGCCTCATTTGCTCTGCCGTAACCCTTGTTATCAAGGCTATTGTTGATTTGTGCATTGATCGTTACAAGAAGGCTCAAGAGATTCAAGAAGCCCGTGATGATCTTGAAGCTGATTTGCGCACGCAAGCGTTCCTGTGGAAGGAACACGCTTACGCGGTGCGTGTTGCGGCTTTGCAGGCTGGTGTGAAGGTAGAGGACTTGCCTTCAGTTCCAAAGGAGGATTGATGCTGTTTATTTGGTTTCTGGTGGGTCTTGCAGTTGGCTTGGCTGCTGGCATTGCAGGTACGTATATGTACCTGGACAACAAGTTTGAGAAGACTGTGAAGGATATGCTCAATGATGTCGCAGAACAGCTCGCGCGATTTGCTGACGAGTGACGACCCGGAGCTGCGCGGTAAGCGCGACATGGCCCTGTCGCTGCTGAAGCGTGGCACTGAGCGTAACAAGATCATCAAGGCAACAGGCTTCACGTCTGAAGAACTGTTCATCATCGAGCAGACCTATTACGACAGCCGACAGGAGTTGTCGCCTCGCAATATGCGCATCAAGCAGCTTGATCGTCTTGATGCGCTCGTTGACATGGCCTATAGCCAGATCGAGATGTTCGGTCTTGCTGACGAGAAGGGCAACTGGGGCCAGAATCTTCAGGCTGTTCTCGCCGTTCTGCGTGAAATCTCTGAGGTTGCGAACCTGAAGCGTCAGACGGTGACTCATGAGATTCGCGTGATCGAAGAGAAGCAAGTGAACATCATGATGTCGTTCACCAATCAGGTGCTCGAAGAATACACGGCTCTCGTGTATCCGCACCTGTCGGCTAAGGCGAAGAAGGCTTTGGAGACGAACAAGGCTGACTGGTTCTCTCAGGCTGTAAACAAGCCTGCCGCGTTGCTTGAGGCGACTGTGGAAGTTGAGGGTGAGTAATGCTGCCTTTCGGTGCTGTCGCTAAGAGGTTTTCTGATGCCCAGCGTCTTGAAGTGTGGCGCAACAACCCTGCTAAGTGGGCTGAGGACCACGGCCTGTTCATGTGGTCTAAGCAGCGTGAAGTCTCACAGTCTGTGGTGCGGCACCAAAAGACACTTGTAGTCACTTCCAATGGCTGTGGGAAGTCAAGGCTGTCAGCTACCCTTGTCAACTGGTGGGTAGACACACATCCTGTCGATGACACGACAGTCGTCACGACAGCGACAAACTGGAAACAGGTCCGCAACGTCCTGTGGAAAGAAATACCCCGTGTCAAGGCTGTCGCTGGCATCGGCGGCAAGGTTAACGCCGACGCAACATGGAAGATGGGAGACCGACAAGACCCTATCGCCTTTGGTATGAAGCCAGACGACAAAGACGAGTCTGGTTTCCAGGGTGTCCACGACCAGTACGTCCTCGTCATCATGGACGAGGCGGGAGGTATTTCCAAGGAAATATTCACTGCTGCGGACGCAATCACGACCAACAAGTTTGCCCGCATCCTGGCCATTGCTAACCCTAATGACCCCTCATGCTATATGGCTGAGGTCTACAAGCGGGAAATGCGCCTGAAGCCTGAAGAACGTTCATGGAATATTATTCAGTTCGGCGCATATGACACTCCTAACTTCACGGGTGAGGTTGTACCTGTCGAGGTTGCGACTCGTCTTGTGCAGGTTGACTGGGTTGAGGCGCGTAAGAAGGAATGGGGCGAGGATGACCCCCGTTTCGTCGCACGTGTCCTTGGCGAGTTCCCCGACGTGTCGGATGATGGTCTGTTCAATATGGGCCGTGTTATGCAGTCGATGGAGGCTTACGACACTTCGGAGCCGGATGAGGGTATGCCGATTGTTCTCGGTGTTGACGTTGCCCGTTATGGTTCCGACAGCTCTGTGATTGTGTCGAACCAGGGTGGCTACATCAAGATTCATGGGCGGTACCAAGGCTTGAATGGTCCTGAGCTTGCACGCAAGGTGGGCGAGCTGGCCACGGAGCTAGGGGCTGTCGAGATTCGTATTGACGCGATTGGTGTCGGTGCATCTGTTCTCGACAGCATCTACAATTACGTGCCACCCAGTATGTCTGTTGTCGGTATCCACGGTAACGCTAAGTCTGGGGATAGCACGAAGTGGTACAACTACCGCGCTGCTATGTACGATCAGTTCGCTAAAGCTGTCGCTGATGGTCGAGTCTTCCTGCCAGATGACGATGAACTCCACAATGAAATCGCTTCGATTAAGTACGAGTATCGCGGGTCGGCAATGCTTATCGAATCGAAGGAAAACATGCGTAAGCGTGGCATTAAGTCGCCTGATGTTCTTGATGCTGTCATTTATGCATACCAGAATATTGGGGCAATTATGGCTGGTGATTCAGAAGGCCAGTACTATTCACCAGATGATCTGCTCGAAGAAGATGACCTCTTGGACTTCATGTTCGAGGAAGAGTTGTCTGTATTTCTAGCATGATAGGATAATTTACATGAAGTATGAGCAGACATTTCAAGAAGCGCTAGGAGCGTTTTCTGATTCCCTAGCGCGCCTCAAGCGTGAAGATGTGGGCTGGTTGCCTTTGTCTGCTGTCGAAGGCCCTGATTCTCTGATTACTCTTGATGTGATTAGGGACCATTCGGCCCGTGCGCGTCGTTTGGCTACTCTTAACCCAATTGTGAAGCGCGGCTTGGTTGTCCGTAATGCCTATATGTGGGCTGATCCGGTCGTGTATAAGGGTGAGACGCGACCGGCCCGCAAGGTGATTGATGAGAACGCAAAGGCGTGCTTTAGTGTCCAGGCCCGTGTCCGTGATGAGCAGTCGTTCAATACGGACGGCTGCGTTATCTACTTGATCGACAAGGCGACGAAGACTGTTACCCCTGTTCCGCTCATGCGCCTTGGTGGTGTGGCGACTGATGATGCAACCGGGGATGTCGTTGCACTCCTGATTAACCCTGTCGTGAGTGGTGAGCCACAGTGGTACATGCTGTGGGATCGAGTGGGTGTGAAGATCACTAAGTCTAACTACAAGGTGAATCGCCGCTTGTCGGCTGTGTACGCGACCGTGAACCGGCTGATGTCAGAGCAATATGGCAAGCCTGATCTCATGAGTGCTATGTCGTATGCGCAGCGGTACAAGGAACATCTTGAGGTTGCACACCTTATGGAGAAGTCGCTGGCAAAGCTGGCCTTTAAGGCGACGAGCGTCAACTCCAGGCAGCAACAGGCCGTTCAGCAGCGTATGGCTGGTCCTGGTGTCGGTGGCACTGCGAACATTGGGGCAGGTCAGGACATCCAGGCGATTAACAAGGCCGGTGCCGGGATCGACTTCTCGGCTGGCACGCCTCTTGCGGCTATGGTGTCGGCTGCTCTCGACATCCCCTTGTCGGTGTTGCTGACTGATGGTTCTGCGGGTGGACGACAGGGCGCTGAGACTGCGCTGGAAGACCCGACGTTTAAGGCGCTGGAATTGCGTCGTCAACTGCATATCGACATGTTGAATGAGATTGCGCTGGCATTGGGCATTAAGGTGTCAATTGAGTACGGTTCGATCAACAATGACCAGACGCACCGTCGTATTCAGTCTTTGACGCTCGCGTACCAGAATGGTGCTTTGCATCAGATTGAAATGCGTTCGGGTGTTTTGCAGCTCTTGAAGATTGCCGGTTCTTTGCCGTTGGAAGACTTGCCTGAACTGCCCTCTGAGAATGAGGCTGAGGGTGAGGACGATTCGACAGCAGCAAAGACTGATGACGAGGACGGGCGCGCAACGGGTGTTGGCCCAATGTCCGATGGAACAAACGACAACCGAGATAGGGGGACTGATGCTTAAGCTGCATGAGTCAACGGCGGCTGTCGGTACTGAGTCTCTTGGTGAGGGTAAGTACCGCATCCGCATTATCGTGCCCGGCCAGGGTTCGAGCGGTATTTACACTGCTGAGAACTTGGCTGAGTCTGCTCACCTGTTTAAGGCGGGCATGGAAATGTTTATCGACCACCCAACTGAGACTGAAGAATGGGAGCGCCCGGAGCGTTCTATTCGTGACTACGCTGGTGTCTTTCTTGAAGACGCGACAGTTGGTGAGGATGGGGCACTCTACACGGTGTGTAAGGTGTTTTCTGGGGTGAATAATCTAATCAAGGATAAGTGGGAGCATATTGGTGTTTCCATCAATGCTTGGTGCAACGAGCCAATTGCGGAAACAGGTGTTGTTCCTGTTTTTGCTGGCGTTCGCTCGGTTGACTTTGTTACCGCACCTGGTGCAGGTGGTGGCATTGTTGATCTGCTAGAATCAAAGAGGAATAACAACCTTACTAAGGAGGAAGGCATGGACAAGGAAATCGAGTCCGCGTTTTCTGAGCTTCGTACCGAGTTTGCTTCGCTCATTGAAGCTCTTGGTTCTAAGCTCGATCCCGTCGTTGCTTCTATTACTGAGGCTAAGGCGGAAGAAGTTGAAGAGAAGGTCGAAGAGTCGGCTCCTGTCGATGTCGATTCGATGATTGACGCGGGCGAGAAGATCACTGAGTCTGGCCTTCCAGAGGCAGCTATTGCGCGAGTGCGTGAGGCTATCAAGAACGGCGTGGATGTTGATTCCGCACTTGAGGCTGAGCGTTCTTACCTCAAGGAGGCTGTGGCCTCTACTGCTACCCCCGTTGTTGACGAGTCTACGCAGGTCTCTCTGAAGGAGTCCTACGCTAAGATTGGCTGGAAGTGATTCTCATGGCAGGTATCAAGAAGTTCCCTCTGACGGGTAACAAGGATAACCAGATTTTCGAGTACTCGGATACTCTTTCTCTTCTGATTGACGATGCGCAGAAGCACCTGAAGGCCGGTGACGCGGTTGTCGTCAACAAGGAGGCCGGTATTGCTGGCATCCTGATGTCGGATGTCGCTCCGGCTAAGGAGAAGACGGATTACGCGACTGCTGCCGAGGCTCTGACTAAGCCTACATATGGACTGAACCGTGCTCAGCACGCTTCGGTTCGCGTGAAGGGTGGCGTGTTCGCTCTCAAGGTTGACGGCACCTTGTCGCCGTTCAAGCCTGGCACGCTTGTTTACCTGAAGGCTGCGACGGCTGGCGGTAAGCCGACCGTTACCTTCACCAAGGCTGGCGCTGATGTTGTGCTCGGCTGGGTGAAGGAGATTTACTCTTCTGCCGCTAATGACAGCGTCTACCAGGTTGTTCTTGATCCCCGACCTGTTGCCTGAAAGGTTTAACTAATGTTGATCAATGAAAAGGACCAGCTTGAGTTCAACAAGCTGCTCGAAGGTGCCTTCAAGGGCGACAAGATCGCTCAGGCTAAGCTGAAGGAGGCTGTCACCACCGATAGCCTCGCGCCGACCATGTTCGTCAATGCGGCGAACGTGCAGTTTGTTAACGCTTATGAGGCTTACGATTCGATTTGGCCCCGCATCGCGGAAAAGGTCTTGCTCAACGACTTCCGCCCTGCTGCTTACCTGTCGCTGAACTCGGACATTGCGTCGATGCCTATCGACAACGGCGGCTTCTCGCCCATCCAGGACACGCTGCCAGCGATTCCTGAGTTGACCTCATACCCGACTCTCACGTACACCGGCAACGGTCGTTTCGTTGAGGTTGGCAAGCATGGTGCGCGCCTTCAGTTCTCGTTCGAGGCAATCGTCAACGACGATTGGAATACTATCGAGAAGCTGCCGACTGACGCGGGCCGTCTCGCGGCTCGCACTGAAGACCTTTTGGTCCTCATGACCCTGTTCGACCCCCGCAACAAGAACATCAAGACCGAGCTGGGTCGTCAGCTTGACCTGACGAAGGTGCCTGCTGAGTTCAAGGGCGAGGCTGTCGCCGGTGCTAACGGCAAGGATGCGCGTATTTCCTACGGTGCTATCACTGCTGCTCGTTGGCAGGCCCTTAACACCAAGTCTGAGTCCGGTCGCACTGTCACCGTTCCTGGCGGCTTTGCTCTGGTTTGCTCACCTGCTCAGGCGCAGTTGGCCCGCGAACTTCTCGCTATCCGCGAGATTCGCACGACCAACGGCAAGACGACCACGATCAGCACCAACACGCTGACCGACATCGAGGTTGTCGAGTCTGATCTCATTGGCACCATTGTTGGTGACGACGCTTGGGCGCTTGTCCCCAAGGGTGGTAAGGCCGGGGACAAGACCACGATTGCCAAGACCTCCATGCGTGGCCGTGAGACCCCGGAGCTTCGCGCTCACAACGCGACTGGTACGATGCTCGGCGGCGGCGCTGTCGATTACCGTGAAGGTAGCTTTGACAATGACGACGTGGAGATTCGCGTTCGTCAGATCGCTGGCGCTGGCCTGCTGAACCTTGATGGTGTCGTGCTCTCTGCCGGTGGGCAGAATGAACACCTCTGATCAGTTAGCTGATTAAGCAATACCCCTGTGGCCTTTTGGTCACGGGGGTATTGCTATACTGGTTTCATGAGTGATATTGATTTTTCTTCGCCTGTGGGGCAGGTGCGTGTTCTTATTCCTGATTTGCGTAAGTTGGAGGACTTGCGTGATTTGAGGAACGAGCCGCGTTATCTTTTCGCGGATGAAGAGATCGAGGCATTGCTCGCTGTTAACGGCGGTAATGTGAAGCTGGCTGCTGCTGATGCGTGTGACGCTATTGGCATGGATAAGGCTTTGCAGTTGCTTGTCTTGAAGACGGACGACAAGCAGACGGACGGCGCTAAGCTATTGTCGGCCATTGTTGGTCGTGCTCGTCAGTTGCGTGCTCAGGCGAAGGAAGACGAGGAAAACAACCTCTGCTTTGATGTTGTGCATCCAACGTTTGAGCCTGTGGATTGGGCGGTGAACTTCTGATGGGCTTGTCGATCAATCCTAATATCCACCCTTTGTTCTTGTATGCTTCGTACTACCCATTGCAGTTGTTGGCTAACACGAAGGTGAGTATCTACGAAACACCTGATACTGTTTCGTATGATTGGACGGCTGACAATGGGCTGTCGGCTAAGGACAATCATCCTGTGTGGAGTGGTTGGGCTAATGTGACACCTAACGTTGACTGGCGTGCTCGCAATCGTGAGTGGGCTGGTGAGGTGACGGGTGTTCACGCTTATCGTGTTCAGTTGTTGCATCTCGACAAGAACGAGCTTATTACGCAGGACTTGTGGGGTGACCCTTCCGTCCGTGTATCCTTCGGTGAGGGTATGCGCGTGCAAGTAGACGAGGCTCCAACAGACACCAGGATTGAGGGCTTGAAGCTCGTCATCCGTAACGCTCAGATTGATACGCTAAACTGGCAGGTGACACTACTTTGCGACGTGGAGACGGGAGATACCAGTCATGGCACGCACTAAAAAGACTGTCCGCTTCGATGGGCGCGTCACTGGTATTAAGGTTACGGTCGATTCCGACCGTTATGGTGTTGCAGCTAAGGCGAAGAAGAAGATCATTGATGCTGCTTGGAAGAAGGTTGATGCTGCTGCTAAGGCGGCTGCCGCTGCTTCTACTGAGTACGGTCGTCAGTTGATTAACTCTGACCCACGGCGTGTCGATACTGGCTACATGCGCGACACGTTCAGTGTCGATGCATCCAAGGGCGGCAAGGTTGTCGAGATAGGCTGGCATAAGTGGGACCGAGAGAAGCCGTACTACTCATGGCAGGAGAATGGCACATATGGCAACCGCACGACTGGCTATCTTCGTTCTGGTTTGCGAGGTAAAGCCCACGGCGACAGAAGCGCGAAGGGTATTACCCCTGCTAAGTACCTGCCTCGTGTGACGGCTGTGTTCCGTGAAGAGTTTTATGGGAGGCTGAAGTGAAGGATAGAACTCTAGAGTTTGACGAGGCTTGTCTGTCTATTCTCCGTTCAATCAAAAGCGTCGAAGTTTTCGACTCCTTTGCTCGTGATGTTCGTGTGCCTCTTTATATCGTGTATCACGGTGGCGCTGAGATTAATCGCAATTTAAACCACTACATGTCTATGGCTGGGCACACCCAGGATGTTTATGAGCATCCTTTTTACGTGGATGTTTATGCTGAGAATAAGGAAATGCTCAACCGTCTCGTGTCGGTTGTGAAGGAAAAGCTCATTGGTGCTGTGCTGATTGATGGGTCTAACGGGGTGAATATTGCGGCCTCTGTTGGTTCGACAGCAGACCACGATTCCACGTTGCGGCCTACTGTTTATCAGCGCCATATGAGCTTTTACGTGAACCTGGATAGAGGGGACTGATTATGCGTGTTCGCAACAAGTACACTGGTGTTGTGTGCGAGAAGTCAGAAGCAGAACTATCTGTTTTTTCCGACATGTACGAGCTTGTCGATGACGAGACACCTCTGACGCAACCTCCGTGTTGTGGCGCAGATGATACTATTGAAGACGACAATACTACTCAGGAGGACTGAATACTATGGCTAAGATGTTGTCGCCGAATACCACCATTTGGTGGATTCCGGCTGATGCTATCACCAACATGGATGACCTGTTTAAGGCTACGACCTATACGGGTGGCACGGCGAAGGCCGTGGACATCTCGTGTGCTATTGCGGCGGGCATGACGCTGGGCGCGACTGATTCCGATACGGACGATTCTCGTTCCATTTGTGATAGTGGAAACGCGAAGACCCCTACGGTGTCGAACTACGAGGCTTCTCTCACGTTCTTCCGTGAGGAGATTGCCAAGGGTCAGAAGGCCGCCGGTAACACCTCTGTCTATGACAAGGCGTTCCAGCTCTTCAAGCGCGGCACTCTCGACGGCCTGAAGGAAGGCTACCTTGTTCAGCGTATCGGCTTCCGACAGGGCACCCCTGTCGAGGCCGGTATGGAACTGTCGGTGTTTAAGGTTGTCCCCGACAACCCGAAGGACGAATTGGGCGACGGCGACAAGCCGATTCAGTTCACTGTGCCATTCCTGGCTCAGGGATACATGGAGCTGAACAAGGCTGTCACTGCCTGATAGGTTCTGCTAGAATACCCCTGTACCTCCGAGGTGCGGGGGTATTCTCATATCTGATTGGAGTAGACATCATGACTTTTGAGCTGTCTAAGATTATCTCGTCGATCAAGCCGACTGTGAAGGCTATCGACATCCCCTTGAATACTGAGGACGCTGAGCGTTTCATGGAACTAACCGAGGCTGCTAAGGCTGCTTTGGTGATTGAAAATACCACTGCTCGTTCTATTACGGATGTTAGCCCGGGGGTGGAGTTTCAGGAAGAATTGGAAGAATTGCGCAAGCAGACGATCACGCTTCGTCTTCGTGCCCTGTCGAACAAGGAGCTGTACGTTCTGAAGCGTAGGGTTTGGGAAGACCCGTTCTTTTCGACGAAGAATAAGAACGAAGACGAGAAGGCGATTCTTGCCGTTGAGCGCGAAGACCGTTTGATGGAGTATATTATCGCTCAGGCGTGTGTCGAGATCATCGACAACGCTACGGGTGAGTCGAAGAACGGCCTGTCTGATGATGAAGCTTCTGAGCTTCGTGGGCACTTGCCTGAGTTCCTATGGGAGCGCATCTGCAAGACTTGGGACGAAGCTCAGAAGCTTGGCATTGTCGTTGCGGAAGCGATTAGTGACCCTACGTTTCGTGGGGACGGAACTGTCGAGACCGGAGAACCAGTGGATGCTGCTTCTTCTGAAGACGGCGAGGGCTGAAGGTAAGCCACCTACGCTGTTTACAGGTGCTCATGGCATGTTTGCTCGTGTAGTGCCTGTGTGGATTGGTGATGAGCTGGATTCTGAACCAATTGATCAAAATGAATACACACCACTTGATCTGGCTTTGTGCGCGGGTTATCAGTATTATCTCGACAGCCTGTGTAACAAGTGCGGGACGCCACTATGGTATGGCCGTAGTGAGCATCCGGCGATTGAGTTCCGTGTTGAAACATCGACATGTTATTCATGTGCGGAACTTGATGCGCATCGTGAGAGGCAGAAGGAACAGAAGCCGGGTGAAAGCACGTACACGGTGATGGGTACTGTTGAATACTCGGATGGTACGAAAGAGCCTTTGCCTTCACCTCTTGAAGCACTAGAGCAAGTTGGTTAGGAAATGTCCCTGGTATCATTGAGTTGATACCGGGGACATTTTCTTTTAGGAGTTAAGGTGGCAGACGAGTCAATCAAGATCGACATTGACGTTAACGCTGCTGGGGCAGACAAGGCGGCTCAGAGCATTAGCGCTCTGGAAAAGCAGATTGGTTCCCTCCAGGGGGCTGTTGCTGCGCTGAAGGCACCGTCTGCCCGTGGTGGTTCTGTTCTTGATTCTTTGCAGTTGGATTCCACAAAGGTCAAAAACCTGAAGGAAACCTCTTCTGCATTGAAGTCCGTGGCCGATGCTCTTGGCTCGTTGAATAAGGCTGCTGGGGACGCGAGCAAGGCTGATCTTTCGGCTGGTGTCGATAAGGCTGTGTCAGCGTATCGACAGTTCATCCGCGAGACTCGCACGATGAACAGCCTGAGCAAGGACCATATCGCCAAGCTGAAGGATACTGCCTCGGCTATGCGTGAGGTGGCTTCTGCATCTAATGCTATGGCTGAAGCTGAGTCCAAGGCGAAGAAGGCTCAGGCTGCGTTGAACCAGTCTCAGGCTCGCAAGACTGAGGCGCAGGCTGAGAAGCTGCGCGCTCAGGCAAGCGTGAAGCACGAAGATAATGCTATCCCTTTGCAGCGACAGAAGGGTCGGGATGAGCGTAGCCTCGTGAAGACGAAGGGTGATGAGGCTGCTCGTCTTGCTGAGATTCAGGCTACGTCGCAGTTGCAGCAGGCTGAGTTGAAGTTGGCTGGTACGACGGTGACTGCTGAGGCGAAGCGTGAGGCTGCTGCTGTCGCCGCCTCGGCTAAGATCACTGCTGCCCGTGAGGCTGAGGCCGCACGCACGCAACGTGCCATGATTAAGGAGCAGGGCTCCGGTGAGCGTCAGATGATGCGCATTAGCGCGTCTCAGGCGAACGCTCAGTTGCGTGCGAATGAGCAGGCTATCGAGCAGGTCCGTTATGCTGCTCGTGATACGGCTGTGTATTACGGGGCCATTACGGCTGGCCTTGGTACGCTGGTGTCGTCTGCTGCGCAGGCTGGTATTGCTCAGGAGCGTGCGTTTGCTGATGTGAAGCGTACCGCTCAGGGTACGACGGCGGACTTGACTGAGCTTCGCAAGGCGTACACGGATTTGTCTACGGAAAAGGTTGTGACGCCTTTTGCTGATCTTGCGAAGATCGGTACGCTTGGTGCGCAGATGAACATTCCGACGAAGGACTTGAAGGATTTTACGACCGCTGTCGCAGAGTTTTCGACGGTTACGGAGATGGATGTCGAGGCTGCGACTACGGCATTTGGTCGTTTCGGCCAGATGATGGGTGGCTTGCAGGAGTCCTCTAAGGGCGCCGGGGATGGTTACAAGATTCTTGCGAATCAGGTTGCGGACCTTGGCGCGAAGTCGGTTGCGACTGAGCCTGAGATTGCGAACATGATGGTGTCGATTGCTGCTCAGGGTAAATCGGCTGGCTTCACCCAGAATCAGATTCTTGCCTTGTCGTCTACGTTGTCGTCGCTCGCTATTCCGAAGGAGTGGGCGCGAGGCTCGTTGCAGCGTATCTTCAACTCGATCAATGCCGCTGCTGCTGAGGGCGGCGACGCTATGCACACCTATGCTCAGGCTGTCGGCGTGACTGATGCTGAGTTTCAGAAGCTCTGGCGTGATGACCCGAACAAGGTGTTCCAGGGCATCTTGCAGCACTTGGCTGGCATTGGCGATAAGGTTGAGAAGGCCCAGGCGATTAAGGACTTGGGCTTTAAGAACGTGCGTGATGTCGAGCTGCTGGCGCGTATGTCCAACAGTGTTGGATTGTACGTGTCGCAGTTGAAGGAAGCTGAAGAGGCATCGAAGAACACGTCATTCATTGACGATTCGATGTCTATTATCACTGATACGCTGTCAGCTAAGTTGCAGCAGTTCCAGAACGCTTTGCAGAACGCTGGCGCGGCCATGAACTCTAGCTTCATGGTGCCAATGAAGGCCATTGTTACTGTGGCGACAATGGCCGTGAACGCTTTCGCTAAGCTACCTGCACCTATTCAGGCGTTTGTTGGTGCGCTGACTATGGTCAGTGTCGCCCGTGTGGGCATGACTGCTGCGAAGGCTGCGCTCATGTCGATGTCGGCTTCGTATATCCAGATGCAGACCCGCATTATGCAGGCGACGGGGCAGCAGAAGTTGTCCTGGGGCATCGTGTTCCAGGCTGTGAAGCAGGCTCAGGCCGGGGTGGCGTCGTATGACGGTGCCTTGGCTTCGAATGTGGCGACTGCTAACGCTGCTGCTGCGGCTAACCAGAGGCTTGCTGCTGCGGATAACATGGTGGCTGCGGCTGCTGGTAAGGCTGCGGTTGCGAAGGGCGCTCAGAACGCCGCGCAGATGGCTTCTGCTGGTGCGTCTGCGGCTGCTGCTGGTGCTCAGGTTGCTGCTGGCGCTGGTCAGGCTGTGGGCGCGCTGTCCAGGCTGTCGTCTGTTGGCTCTGGTCTAATGGCTATGTTCGGCGGACCTTGGGGTTTGGCTATCACTGGTGCTATTACCGCTGTGACTGTTGCTGCGTCGTATCTTGGTGATTCATTTACGAGTGCATCGGAGAAGGCTGAGAACTTCAGTAATGCTGCGGGTGGTTCTTCGGCTATCTTGAACGCTTTGGCTCAGGATACGAAGGAAGTTGGCAATGGCACCCAGTCTAGCTTTGTCGAGCTGAACGCGACGATTGAGCAGAATGGCGAAGTTCTGACTGCCAATGGTCAGGCGCTTGGTTACTATGTGGATAAGTCTGGTCAGGTTGTCCAGGCTACCCACGAGCAGGCCGAGGCTATGGGTTACTCTACCTTGAAGATTGGTGAGCATACCCAAGCCTTGATTATGGACGCTATTCAGGGTTCTGATGCGTTTAAGGGCATGTCGAAGGAAACCAAGCAAGCTTTGGTTGACATGGGCTTTAGCTATGCAAAGTACATTAAGTTGGCTACTACGTCTGAATCTCAGGGTGGTGGACAGAAGGCCGCTGATGCTTACGTTGATGGGTATATTCAGCAGCTTGAAGCTCGTAAGGGCGAAATCACCAGTAAGATTAACCACTCCTCAACCAGCCCTAGTCAGGCCCAGGCGCGCAATATTGTTGAAACCAAGCCGATTAACGACCAGATCAATGCCCTTAATGAGCTAAAGGGACAGACTGATGGTGTAGGCGGCGCAATGCGCGACGCCTTGAACAATGCTATTCTCTTCGGCCAAGGTGTCGAAGAGACTGGCGAGCAGACCGAAGATGCTGGTTTCAAGATCGGTAGTGCTAAGGGCGAATTCAAGGACATGGCCGAGGTTATCCGCTCTGTTCTTGATGAGATGTTCTCTTCAACGGACGCGGCTGCTGCTCTCGACAGTGCCTTGCAGGATGTTTACAATTCCATGCAGGAGCATGGTACGTCGATGGACCCGAACAGTGCGGACGGCCAGGCGAACATTGCAGCTATCTCGAACTACTTCGAGAAGATGGGTAACGCGGCTGCTGCGGGTATTGAGGAAATGGGTCTGACTGGTGAGGAGGCGTACCAGTACGCTCAGCAGTCGATTCAGGATGCTATTGACTACTTGACTGCTCAGGGCTTCGACATGAGTGCTTTCGAGCAGCAACGAGACACTATGGCTGCAATTATTGCACAGCCATATGAGTCCGGCCCTGTTGATCATTCTAAGACTGATGAGACTTTGGGCCAGATGGTTGGCAATGCTATTGACGCTGTCAATCAGGCGCAGGGTGCGCTTGGTAAAATCCAGGCTATCTGGAACGCAATTAGTAGCTATCAGGGTCTTATTGGTGGTGCGAAGTCAAAGACTGGTAAGGGCTCGTTCAATCTTGGTCAGAAGTCCAAGATTCGTATGCCCACCTTTGCTAACCGTAACAATGGTAAGTCGGCGTTTAGTGCTAACAACTTCCGTGAGAAGCCACAGCGTTCTAGCAGTAGTGGTGGAGGCGGTGGTGGTGGGGGGCACACACCTCGTTCTGGTGGTGGTAGTGGTTCTCGTGCGAAGAAGGAAGCTAAGACTGCTGCTGAAATCTTCGAGGACTTCCTGTCGCGTCTGAAGTCTGCGCTCGACAAGGCGCTCACTTCTTGGTGGCGCTCGACGACTGCGCAAGACAACTACCATAAGGGTCTTAATTCTTTGCGTAAGGACGTGGAGAACACGACCAAGAAGGTGTCTGATCTCCGCAAGGAGAATGAGAAGCTTGCGTCGGATATGCGGAAGAACCAGCAAGAGTTGCATGATGCTGAGTTTTTCCATGCTGTCGCTGTGAAATACGGTGATGAGGAGCGTATGCGTTCGACTCAGACCGACATTGATGAGGCTAAGCAGAAGATCAATGAGGGCCAGACGAAGATTGCAGATAATGACAAGGAGATTGCAACTCTCCAGGCTGGGCAGTTTGCTCTGAAGGGTTACACGGAGGCGGCTATTGCTAACCGTGAGGCTTTGCGGTCATTGCAGTCTCAGATGATTGGCCTGATTGAGGCGTATGCTGCTGCTGGTCATTCGACCCAGGAAATTGAGGCGTACACGCAATCTTTGAAGCAGCAGTTTATTGATCAGGTTACTCAGCTTGGGTTTAATCAGGGTGAGGTTACTGAGCTGGCTGGGGCTTTCGATAGCTTGACTGGTACGATTGGGCAGGTTCCTCGTGAGGTGAAGGAGCATGTGACGGATAACGGCACTGTTGGCACAACACAGAGTGCTATTGATAGTCTTCATGCTGACCCTGTGACTGTGCCTGTGCAGCCAAGCCAGAGTCAGATTAATGTCAAGATTCACTACACGATTGATGAAGCGTCATATAACGCTGCTCGTGCTAGGGTTTACCCCCGCACAGGTGGTGGTGGAACTGTCCGTGACTCGCATGGCCGTAATATTGGCACCCTGTACACAGGTGGTTTGCTATCAAGTGATCATTACATTCCTGGGTTTGCGGGTGGTGGCTTGTTGCCTGGTCGTCCTCCGGCTAACCCGAAGGCCGACAATCTCATGGCTACGGACGGTCATGGCATGTTCCGTGTCCGTAGTGGCGAGTACGTGATTAGCCAGCCTGCTGTCGATTTCTATGGCAAGGGGTTTATGAACGCCTTGAATACGATGCAGGTTCCTGTGTCGGCGGGCGGGGTCTACCAAATGGGTAGTGATGCAGTTCTTGCTACAATTAACCCAGCACAGTTTAATGAGCTGGTGAAGGCTGTTAGTACGTCTGTCCTTTTGGATGGGCAAGCTATTGGTCGTAACATCGACAATCGGAATGAGGGAGCAGGTAGTCGTGGTGTCTACTAGAGGGTGTCAAACGCGCGAGGTGTTTTTCTCTGTGGGAGGCACATTTATGTCGTGGTTCCCCGCACCGGATGAATCGCCTGTTTCTGACAGTGTCCACTATGGTGATGGTGCGGCAACGCTGTTGAATGGTTTTGCTGACATTAATGGTTCTGTGTACGGCCATAAGCATTATGAGCTTACTTGGTCGTACTTGAACCGTGAACAGGCTGATTTGTTCCGCAGACTGTTCATGAACCGTTCTGGAGAATGGGTCACTTACCTGGACCCGTTCTCGATGAACAACGCCCTGTCGCCTTTGATGGGGTTGCCCTATTTGCATTATCATGTTGGTTCCCCATTTGCTTTTAATGACTTGGGTAAGCAGGCTTTGTTTCCTACAAAGAACCTTGACAGTACAACCGGGCATCCTGGGGCTATTCTGAAGCCGAATATCCTGAGTATGCACAATAAGGCTGATAGTGATGCCAATGGTCTTAATGGCCGTGAGGCTACTTTGTCGTTAAGCGGGCCGGGTAACTATATTGAGCGTGTTGCTGTACCTGAAGGGTACTATGCGACGTTTTATGCTTCCGGTTTTGAGGACGGCAAGCGCCCATTTGAGTGGTCCTTTGGTCGTATTGGTGGAGATGGGCTTCCACTTCATGTCGCTACTAAGGAAAAGAACCGTATTTTTGGGTTTGGTGACGGCGTGTGGGAGATCGAGATGCGCCCTTTGCAGGAGGGGCATATGGGCTGGTGCAGTTTGCGTATTCGTCCGTATGACCCGAATGAGCTTATTACGACGGGGGCACCTGAGTACGCTTACTCGTACCCTTCTGGTGGTGGGAACCTTCAGGTTGTTCCTGGTACTGCTAAGATTGTAACTGTGAATAATGCCCGTGGTCATTTCACTGCGTCAGTTACTTTGGAAGAGGTGTGGTCTTGGTAAATGCTATTGGTTTTCCTACTAATAAGCTAACCTCTTGGTCCGTTGTCGAGGATTATGTGTCGCTTGATCGTAACAACTCGACAGGCGGATTCTCTGAGTACAGCCTGGCTGGTACGGGATTTGTTGAGGCTGCTGATGTGATTGGGCACGTGGTGATGCTTGATGACCCACGCCTCGGTCGTACCCATGCTTTTGTGCGGGCGATTACTAATACTCCCTGGGCGTGGTCGGCCACACTTAATGACCCTTTTTATCAGTTGAACGTTGAGACAACAATCCCTAGCCTTTACCGCGCTTCAGTTAAGGATATTGTCAAGCATTTCTTTAAGTGCGCTGGAAGCACAGAGCCTAAGATTTTTACCGCCGCAAGCCGTAATTCGTCTATGAGCTTCTTTAAATATGGTGTGCCGGGTATTCGTGGAGAACAATCTATTGATCAGTTTAACTTCCCTGGTGCTAAGGGTAACTTGTGGAATATACTGAAATCCTTCCTATCAGCGAAGGATTGGCAGATTACGTGGGTTTATGACGCAATTGTTCTCTATAGGAACCATAGTGTTCTTACTCGCTTTCAAGGCTTCACCAGGGATTACAGTATTGATTTCTCGGTTGAGGAACCCTTCTCGGATATCGAATGTACTTATTACGAGGAAGATACTCTAAGAAGGCATTACTTCTATTCAGCAGAGTATCCATCAGGAACCACCCCGCAAGGTAGGCCCGTTGTCCCTGGTGAGCGGCTAATCGTTTTGGCGTATCCACCAACTACTATCGACGGCGACAACAGGAAAGAACTCTCCAGTGGAGAGGTTCTTTCGGTCGAATCTGGTGAGACCAAGGAGTTCATCCTGGAAGTCAACGGGGTGGTTAATGCTCTGTATGACCAGCCTGTCTGTGTCATGCCTAAAGACATTCACCCAACAGACATTAATATCTCTACTGAGTCTCCTGGTACTAGAGAAAGGCATATTGTTAATAAGTCAAAGTACTGTGTGGTAGGCAAGGATAACAAGCCTATTACGCCAGCACAGTGGTATGCAGAAGGTGGCTCTGTTTCTGTCGAACTTGGCGATGAGCCGAATCAATTGAAGGTTCGTGTTACAGGCATGGATAATCAACGCCTTGCGCCATTCCGACTTGCTGAGTCTGATGGACAGAATGACTACCAGTCTTTGCGTATTCTCGCTGACGCTTATTTGTATAAGGAGAAGACACTCAACTTCCAGACTGGCTATACTACTAAGACTGAACCAGTGAAGATTGACTCTAAGTTCATTGCGTCGCTCGATGAGGCTTACGAGGCATGTGTTTATGCTGCACAGAAAGCCTTTGGTTATATCTGCGGTCTTGATTGGACGGGTGCTATCCCGTTGAACGAGGCTTATACGGATGTCGTGTATGACTTTGAGCGTGAGTTGATTACGGCTGCTGATGTAACTGCTTTTACTGGTGCTCCTTTGCCTGCGAAGGCTGCTGAGAAGTGGCCTTCGGGTACGACCATGTACAAGATTGATACTGATCTGTTGCGGTTTACAGATAACAAGCCGGTCACCAATAGGGCTCAGGTTTTTGGTCGTCTGTCTGGCACCTGTGCTGTGTTCGACAGGTTTGTTTGGACTATTACCTCTGTTAACTATGATGATTCTGGTGTTAAGGCAGTCTGTGAGCCTTATACAAAGGTAGTTGATCTCGCGGCTGTTTTCGACAGGCCAAAGGTTAAGGACTTGGTAACACCTAAAGGTATTACCCTGAGAGAGCTGTCGTTGAAGGGATACACGCACAATGAAGCATAACCTACCCGCCCCTTCTCAGGCGTGGGGCAGTGATATCGACAGGCGGTTGGCTGCGCTTGAATCCCAGGTACGGCTTTATGACAATAAGCTGTCTAATTCTACGGATTCTCTAACTGCACTTACACAACGTGTAAGTGCTAATGGTGTGGCACAGCCGTTCAGCTTTACTGAGGGTCGGAGCACTATAACATTAGACGGTGATTTTAGTAATCAGCTATATACAAGACAGCTTGACTGGGGCGAAGCTGGCTCCTTTATGCTCGTTGCTATTTCTGGTTTTGTCACTGTCCGTTTGCGTGATAGTATTACCCCGTCGTCAACCATGTACAGGGTATATTCACAGATCACGGGTGCAGAAGGCTATGGATATTCTGTAATGGTGCCTGTTAATGGTAGTACATTGGGGGCTAGTATCTCGTATACGTCGCTTATAAGCTACGACGAGAGGTATAACCCAAGTATTAGCATTAGTCTCAGCGGTCTACGCACAGACGAATATCTGGTTAGCGGTTCCGTAACAAACACACTACAAATTTCAGTCGCAGGAGTACGATACTGATGCCAATCAACAAGCAGGGTATTTGGACCTACAGTGATAATGATGTGGTTCAGTCTTGGCCTATCTTTATGAACCTCGGATTCAATTCTGTATCTGAGGTTGTGAAGGGGCTCCAGGATGGGCGAGTCATTATTGCGAAGAATGACGCTGACCGCGATGCTAAGTTGAAGTCTATGCGTGATGCAGCCGGTAAGAATCCAGATGTGCTTATTTATCAGGTTGATCGTAAGACTATGAGTTCTTACTCTGATGGGAGATTTACCACCATTTTTGGTGCAGCTATTGAAACAGGCTACACTAACAATAATGATAACTTTGGTACTTGGAAGAGGTATGGTGCAAATCCCAGTGCAATCATTCAAACAAGTGTTGTAGTGCCAAAGCCTGGTCTATGGCTATTTTCTAGTCACATCACTATCGCAAACGATAATGATGCGGCTAACGCCAACATTGATGTCTTTGCTCAACTAGATAATTCTGGTGGTTTTGTCAATGTGGGCACAGTCAACACGTACAACTACAACAAGAACGTGATGTCATTCCGAGCTGCACCTATCAGTAAGTTCACTGACAGAGCCAACCAGAGAGTTGATTACGCTGTGAAGGTGGCAGTCAACCCAATGTCGAATATTGGGTGGGGTGGCCTAACTGTTCAGGCCACGAAGATCGGCTGAGTATGGTACACTAATGCACGACAGATATTCACTTTGTTGATGCTGTTTGCTGTGGATGCTGAAACACCCTGCCAGTTCTCCTTTCCTGGCAGGGTGTTTCTTTTATCTCGGCCACCCGTTGTCGAGCGTCCACTTATGCTTCAGCTCATGAACGAGGTAGTAGACGAGGTGTCGGAACGCATCTCTCACATCGTTCGCGTCCTTGTATCCGACATCCTTACCTGTAAGCCACCAACCGAGGCTCTTCAGAACGCTGTCCTTGACGAGGCCCTTAGCCTGAGCGGGGGTCTGGTAGTGGATGTCATCGACAAGCCAGTCAAGGATTGCGTTCACCTTCACAGGGGTAAGGTCTGCTGTGAACTTGTTACTGGGGCGCAGGTCGAACTGCTCGGACACGACGACGGCTTGTGGGTACTCGTCAAGGTACTGCTTGATGTACTCTACTGTTTCGACATGTGTCGCACAGATGAACTGCTCGAAGTGAAGAATCTCCACCTCTTCTTCAACACGGGCAACAACGATGCCAGTGTTGACACCAGGGTCAATTGCGATAATTATTTTCATCCTTCTCCATCCAATCGTCACTCAAGACATCATAAGATGTTCCAGCGTACCTGTTCCGCCCATTAGGTGAAAGTCCGCCAAAAACACCACAACGCCACTTCTTACCATCCACTGGTGTTTCTTCTGCTTCAAGGCAATCTCGGAGACACTGTTCCCTGATGGGGCATTGGGCGCAGAAGGCTCTGGCAACCTCACTGTAGAGTGTCGAGTCGAAAAACCACTCTGTTGGTACATTAATGCAGTACGCCTGGCTGTAGTCTGTCACACTTCCTCCCAGTTATTGCCAACTTCTGCTTCAGCAGCAAACGGCACACGATCAAAGACTAGTGTCGCTGCATTAGCCATTTCGCGCTCCATCATCTTGGAGCACTCTTCGACTGTTTCTTCCGGGCACTCGACATAGGTAGCGTCGTGAACGAGGCCAATCAGCTTAGCTCCGTACTGCCCTACTTGTTCATTGATCTTGATTGCTGCGTTGAGGCAGATATCATTAGCTGTCGATTGTGGAACAAAGGCGAGTGCTTCGTTCTGTGTCGAACTGTAGTTGTTGTCCGATACGAACAGTGGATTGAAGGTGAGACCGAACTTGGTTTTACGCTCGTGGTCCTCTTTCTTGCGTCCGACACTGTGCTTAACACGTGCCTGCCAGTCCCGTAGTCCTGGGTAGGAGCCGAGGTATTGATCGACAACATGCTGTGCGGCCTCAATAGGCTGTTCAAGGGCTGTCGCAATGGCTGGAACCCCTCTATTATAGTTCAAACCGTACACTACACTTTTGACCAGTGCGCGTCTGTTCTTAGCAGTCTTTGGCTGTTCGTGCTTGAACGCCTCATATGCTTCGATTGTCGGGAACTCTTCAGGCCAGATTTTCGTCATCAGGTCATCGAAGAAGTCCGGCGCACCCGGCTGGAAGGCAGCAATCATGGCCTCGTCGTCTGCAAGCTCAGCGACAGTGCGCAACTCTGCCTGAGAGTAGTCGCACGAGATGATCTTGCAGCCAGGCGCAGCGACAAGGGCACGCTTAATACCACTGTCGCGGCCCATCGTCTGAATCGCTGGACCTTTAGCCGACAGTCGCCCCGTCTTTGCCCCATGTGGCAGGTAGTACGGGTGGATACGCCCGTCTTCACCAACCTTCCGGCGCACGTTAGCAATGAAGCTGCCAATCACCTTAGCTGCGTAGCGGTAGGCAAGCAGAGCGTCGATGAACTCAGTCTCCTTGCCTTCGCGTCGCAGCTTCTTCAGGTGATCTGAGTCGAACGACGGGGACGATACACCTTTGGCCTTGAAGTAGTCCTTGATCTGCTTAGGCGACTGCGGGTTGAAGTCTTCGCCCGCGTGCTGCCTCAGGATAGCTAGGTTCTCGTCACACTGGCGCTTGTATTTTTCTTCCAACTCATCGAGTGCTTCGAGCGACACGGCCACACCGTTCATCTGCACGTCGTTGAGAACCTTCGTGACCCGTATCCGGTAGCGATAGTAATCGTACTTTCCACTGTTCTTGAGCATCGGAAGGAGGTATTCGTACAGTTTGTGGGTCCATACCACGTCCATCAGGTTGTACTCGTAGAGCTTTTCCCTGGGGATGTTCTCGAAGTATGCTCCGCCCTTGAGGTAGGACTTAGCGTCCGAGTCCCAGTCCTCAGCGCGCAACCAGCGGCGAGCGAGAGGCTTCAGGCCATGCTCACCGGCCAGGTTGTCGAGCACAAAGTGCATCAGCAACGTGTCCTCATG